TAAAAGAAAATCATGGTCAGACTTTTTAACTCAGTTAGAAAGAGCCGGAGTAGTTTGTGTGAATACACGTTCATGCATGGAAATTACATCGGACAAATATAGAACAAATCTATATCTTGCTGAAGCAGAATTAAATCAACCAAAAACTGTTTTAATACATCATCCAAATAAAGCAATTGATGCTATGAAACGATTAGGCGGTAAATATCCAGTAATTTTAAAAACACTTACTGGTTCATTAGGCATTGGTGTTATAAAAGTAGATTCAGAAAGTTCATTACATTCTACTGTACAATTAATGTATAAGTTAGACCCGAATATGGGTGTGTTATTACAAACAATGATTGATGACTTTACGTTTGATATTCGTGCACATGTAATTGGTGGTAAATTTCATGGTGCAATAAAAAGACCACAGGTTGCAAAAGACTTTAGAACAAACGTATCATTAGGCTCTAAACCTGCACCAATAGAATTAACAGATTTAGAAATAGAACATGTAGAAAAAGCTGCAAAAGCTGTTGATGGTTTATGGGTAGGTGTAGATATATTCCCATCGAAAGATAGAAATAAGATACCACCAATGTTTATTGAAATTAATTCCACACCAGGAACAAAAGGTTATAGAGCAGCAACTGGCGAAAATTTACCTAAAAAAGTTTTAGAAAAGTTTAAAAATAGAGATTACTGGTTAAAACCAGGAACATATAAGTCTATGTTTGAAAATAAAATACAAGTTGAATCAATGGAATATGATGGAGACTACGTTAAATGGTCTAAAGATAATGTAAAACATGTTCATGAAGTATATGATGTATCTAATGATATGAATCCAATCATAGAATTTAATTCACAAAAAGTAGAATTAATTCGATAGAGAACATAATATTATAAATAATAGTATTGAAGATTCGTATTATGAAACATATTAACTAACTCAAAAATAGAGGACAAAGCGATGGCATTTCAAGTATCACCAGGCGTTCAGGTTCAAGAAATCGACGCCACGAGTGTAGTCCCAGCAGTATCAACCAGCATTGGTGGATTTGCAGGCTCATTCAACTGGGGTCCTGTGGACGAAATTGTAACTGTCAGTTCTGAAAATGAACTAGCAGCAAAATTTGGTACACCAGATGATTCCACAGCTAAGCACTTTTTAGTAGCAGCATCTTTCTTAAAGTATGGTAATGCTCTTAAAGTGGTTCGAGTAGCTACAGGTCACGAAAACGCGACTTCTGATGGTTCCGGACAGCTGATAAAAAATGATGAAGATTATGATAATTCTAGTTTGAGTGTTGGTAGCTGGATTGCAAAACATCCAGGTGTATTAGGTAATAGCATAAAAGTAGGTTTAGTGACAGCCAGTGTTTCTAATTTTAGTACTATACAGTACTTAACAAGCAGTGACGCAACTAAATACTTATATTCTAGCATTTTTGATTCTATACCAGGAACTTCCGAGTATGCATCAAATCTAGGAAAAACATCAGCAGCTGACGAAGTACATGTCGTCGTTATTGATGAAGATGGCGCTATTTCTGGTGAAGTTGGAACTGTATTAGAATCATTTGGATATCTTTCTCAAGCATCTGATGCTAAGAAATCTGATGGTTCATCTAATTACTACAAAGATGTTATTAATCAACAATCTGCGTATGTATATTGGGCAGCTCATGATTCTAACTTAACAGATGCAGGTGAAACTGTATCAGCTAATACTACTTTTGTTACTAGCACAACGGCTTTAACGAGTTCACTTTCAGGTGGCTCAGACGATAACACTCCTACAACTGGAGAAATTGCATTAGGTTTCGACCTTTTAGAAGATTCAGAAACTGAAGATGTTAATTTACTTTTTGCAGCTCCTGACGCTAATGGCGAAGAAGCAATTGCAGAAGATTTAATATCAATTGCAAGTTCTAGAAAAGATTGTATGGCATTTGTATCACCTCCAATTGAAGACACAGTAGGTAGTTCAACACCAGCAGCAGATGTTAAAACATTTGCAGATGGTTTAACTTCATCTTCTTATGCTTCATGTGATTCAACAGCTCTTTATGTATATGACAAATATAACGATGTATACAGATGGATTGGAGCTGCAGGTCACCAAGCAGGATTATGCGCTAACACAGATAACGTGGCAGATGCATGGTTCTCACCAGCAGGTGTAAACAGAGGTCAACTTTTAGGAGTAACTAAGTTAGCGTTTAACCCGAAGAAAGCAGATAGAGATACACTTTATAAAGCAAGAGTTAATCCAATAGTATCATTACCTGGACAAGGTACAATATTATTTGGTGACAAAACTTTATTAAGCAGACCTTCATCATTCGACAGAATTAATGTAAGAAGACTTTTCATTACATTAGAAAAAGCAATTAGTACTGCTGCAAAAGCACAACTATTTGAATTTAACGACGAATTTACAAGAGCACAGTTCAGAAATTTAGTTGAACCGTTCTTAAGAGACGTCAAAGGTAGACGTGGACTTACAGACTTTTTAGTAGTTTGTGATAACACCAACAACACACAAGCAGTGATAGATGGTAATAAATTTGTAGCTGACATTTTTGTCAAGCCTGCAAGAAGTATTAACTTTATATCACTTAGTTTTGTGGCAACTAGGTCCGGAGTAGAATTCTCCGAGATTTCAGGTTCTTAGGAGGATAAGACATGGCAATATTAGGCGTAGACGATTTTAAATCAAAACTAGTAGGCGGTGGAGCAAGAGCTAACTTATTCAAAGTCACTTTGAACTTTCCTAGTTATGCACAAGGTGATGTAGAACTTGCATCATTTATGTGTAAAACAGCTCAAATGCCTGCATCAATAATTGCACCTATCCCTGTATTATTCAGAGGTAGAACATTGCAAATTGCTGGTGACAGAACATTTGACCCTTGGAACGTAACTATCATTAACGATGTTGGTTTCGAGGTTAGGAATGCTATGGAACGTTGGAGTAATGGTATTAACAATAATAACTTAAATACAGGATTATCTAATCCTACTGACTATCAAGCTGATGCAATTGTTGAGCAATTGAATAAAGCTGGAGAAGTTACAAAGACATATAACTTTAGAGGTATATTTCCAAGTAATATTTCTGAGATAGAAGTAAGTTATGATTCAGAAAATACTATAGAAGAGTTCACTGTTGAATTCCAGGTACAATACTGGGAATCAGACACTACTTCGTAGGTTTATAAATATTATTAGAGGGGATGAAATGTCCCCTCTATTTTAGTGAGGAAAAATGGCAGAATTATTTGGATTTGAAATTAAAAAGAAAACAACTCAAAAAGAGTTGCCTTCTTTTGTACCTAAGACTGATGAAGATGGTTCGGGTGTTATACAGGCTGGAGGTCACTTTGGCGCGTATATCGACATGGACGGCGATAAGGTCAAAAATGAAGTCGATTTAATTTTAAAATATAGAGATATCGCAGCTCAACCAGAATGCGATGCTGCTATTGAGGATATAGTAAATGAATCAATAGTAGGAGACCATGATGAATCTCCAGTAGATATTATAATGGATGAACTTGATATATCTGATAAAATGAAAGAAACTATCAAGAATGAGTTTGACGAAGTATTAAAGTTATTAAATTTTAATGCATATGCTCATGATATATATCGAAAATGGTATATTGATGGTAGATTACCGTATCATATTATTATTGATAAAGGTAGTCCTAAAAAAGGAATAAAAGAACTTAGGTATATTGACCCAACTAAACTAAGAAAAGTTAAAGAAGTTGAGGAAAAGCAAGACCCTAAGACAGGCGCAAAACTTATTGAAAAGGTAGATGAGTTTTTCTTATTCCAAGATAAGACAATGAATGGCGCAGAACAAGGTTTAAAAATATATCCAGATGCAATTGCATATTGTACATCTGGAGTAATGGACCCAGGTAGAAAAAGGATTCTATCTTATTTACATAAGGCATTAAAGCCAGTGAATCAACTCAGAATGATGGAAGATTCGTTGGTTATATACAGAATATCACGTGCCCCAGAACGTAGGATATTTTATATTGATGTTGGTAACTTACCTAAAGGTAAGGCTGAAGAATACCTAAGAGGTATTATGAATCAATATAGAAACAAATTGGTATATGATGCAAAGACTGGTGATATCAAAGACGATAGAAAACATATGAGTATGTTGGAAGATTTCTTCTTACCACGAAGAGAAGGTGGAAGAGGAACTGAAATCACCACGCTACCAGGCGGCGAAAACTTAGGACAAATAGATGATATTATATATTTCCAAAAGAAATTATACAAATCATTAAATGTTCCAGTTAACAGATTAGAACAAGAAGCTCAATTTAGTCTTGGAAGAACAACTGAGATTACAAGAGATGAAGTAAAGTTTAAGAAGTTTATAGACAGATTAAGAAAAAGATTCTCTGATTTGTTTATGCAATTACTTAAAACTCAGCTTTTATTGAAAGGTATTATTACCGACTCTGATTGGAAAGAATGGAAAGAATCAATAGTATTCAATTTTATTGAAGATAACTACTTTTCTGAACTTAAACAATCAGAAATGTTAAGAGAAAGATTTGAAATGTTAGGAAGCTTAGATGAATATGTAGGCAAATATATTTCAAATGAATGGATACGTAAAAACGTATTACGACAAACTGACGATGAAATTGAAGAAATTCAAAAACAAATCGACCAGGAAACCAAAGATGGACAAAATGCTCCACCTGATGGTGAGGACCCACGTTGGAATGATTAGTGGGAAAGATAATTTTATAAATATATAAACAAGGATTGAAAAACTATGAACGTAGATGATTTGATATTAAACATTAAAGATGGCAATAATGTGAAAGCTAATAAACAGTTTAATACTGTTATGGCTGATAAAATGACAGCTGCACTTGATGCTAAAAAAATAGAAATAGCATCAGGTATGATTCAGCGTAAAGCCAAAGAACAACAAGAAGAGGAATAATTCCTCTAAACTAGGTATTTAAATGAAATTAATAACAGAATACGTAGAAAATAATTTAGAAGTTATTGCAGAACAGAAAAAGAATGGAGAAAAGAATTACTTCATTGAAGGCGTGTTCATGCAATCGAATAAAAAGAACAGAAACGGTCGTATTTACGAAAAAGCTTCATTAGAGAAAGCTGTAGATAAATACGTTACCGAACAAGTTAAAACAGGAAGAGCTGTTGGAGAGTTAAATCATCCGGAAGGACCAACAGTAAACCTAGATAAAGTTTCGCACAAAATCACAGATCTGCACTGGCAGGGAAATGATGTTGTAGGAAAAGCATCAATTCTTAAAACCCCAATGGGACAAATAGTCGAAGGACTACTCGAAGGTGGTGTTAAGCTTGGTGTATCAAGTCGTGGTATGGGAAGTCTTGTACAGAAGAATGGCGCTCAATACGTGGGAGATGACTTTATGTTATCAACTGTAGATATTGTTCAAGACCCTTCAGCTCCAAGTGCATTTGTAAATGGAGTTATGGAAGGTGTTGAATGGGTATGGGATAATGGGCTAATTCGTCAACAAGATATTGAAGAAATTGAGACTGAAATTAGAAGTACTTCAAGTAAAAATTTACCTGAAGTTGAAATAAGAGCTTTTAAAAATTTCCTCTCTAAGTTAAATCTAAAATCATAGGAGAATACTATGTCAGACGACGTTTTAAATAACGCTGAAGAAGTAGTTGAAACTGTTGAAAGCGAAGAGCAGGTTTCAGAAGAAACAACAGAAGAGCTCGTTGAAAATGAAGAAATTTTAGACGAGGAAGTTGTATCAGAAGAAAGCGAATCTTTAGAAGAAGGCAAGCACGAGGATGAGGAAGAAGAACATGAACCTAAAAAGGAAACTGTTCAAACTCCAAAAACTAAAGCTGGCGTAATTCAAGCAGCAGTCGAAATGCTTAAGAAAGCAAAGAAAGAAGACGCGCAAAAAATGTTTGCAAAGTTAGTAACTATTGATGGCGAAGAAGATTCAGTAAAATCAGGCGATGCCGCAGCTAACGCTGTTAAGGGCAAAATGCCAGAACCTAAAGCGAAAGCTAAGGTT